ACGCACTATCAAGAACTGGCAGATTATATGCTGCCACGCAAAGCCGACATTGTGCGCAAGCGCAGTCGCGGCGAAAAGCGTATGGAACTTATTTTTGATGGCACCGCGCTACAGGCTGTAGACCTTCTGTCTGCTTCACTGCATGGCATGCTAACCAGTGGCGCTACGCCGTGGTTCCATCTTGCAATGAAAGATCCTGACATCGGACGCGATGACATGGTGCAACGCTGGCTTGAAGACAGCAGCAAGCGCATGATTAGAGCGTTCAACCAGTCTAACTTTGAGACTGAGGTACACGAACTATATGTGGATCTAGTTGTCTTTGGCACTGGCTGTATGTTTGTAGAGATGGATGGCGAAGATCTGCGCTTCAGCACACGCCACATCTCAGAGTTTTACGTTGCGGAAGACCAGTTTGGCTTGGTCGATACTGTGTTCCGTAAGTACAAGATCCCTGCACGACAAGCTGTGCAACGCTTTGGGCTGGAGAACGTAGGTAAGTTTATCCAGCGCACATTTGAGAAAAAACCAGATGAAGAGGTAACGCTGCTGCACGCTGTTATGCCACGCGATGATCGTGATCCCACGAAGCGTGACAACAAAAACATGCCGTTTGCGTCAGTGTATATTTGTATGGAAACCAAGATGCCGGTAGCGATCAGCGGCTTCCAAGAGTTTCCATACATTGTCCCGCGCTTCCTCAAGGCAACTGGCGAAGTGATGGGGCGGTCACCCGCGATGGTGGCGTTGCCTGATGTCAAGATGCTTAACTTGATGTCTAAAACCATTATCCAAGCTGCGCAGAAACAAATAGATCCTCCACTGCTTGTTCCTGATGACGGATTCCTTCTCCCTATCCGTACACAGCCGGGTGGCCTTAACTTTTTTAGGAGTGGCACAAGGGATATGATTACGCCACTTAACACAGGCGCAAATATTCCTATCGGTTTGCAAATGGAAGAACAGCGGCGCGGTGCCATACGCTCTGCATTCTATGTAGATCAGCTTCTATCAGCTTCTACGCCTAACATGACGGCTACTGAGGTGGTGCAGCGCCAAGAAGAGCGTATGCGCGTTATAGGGCCGGTTCTGGGGCGTTTGATGAACGAGATGCTGCGTCCCATGATTGACCGTGTGTTTGCCCTTATGTTGCGCAACGAGATGCTTGCAACCCCGCCAGAGGTACTGCAAGGCAGGGATGTAGACATAGAATATGTATCGCCACTGGCACGCGCACAGAAGTCCAGCAGCTTGAATGGCACGATGAAGGCTTTGGAAATTTTGCTGCCTCTTGCGCAATCGCTGCCAGTTGGCGACCATCTCAACCCAGATGGTTTGGTCAACCACATTGTCGATTCGCTTGGTGTGCCTAAAGATGTACTGTTGCCGCAAGCGCAGGTCGATCAGCAGCGCCAACAGCGTGCTGCCGCAGAGCAACAAGCTATGCAGCGTCAGCAGGATCAGGAAGATGTTTATACGACTGCGCAAGCGGCACAGGCGGTAAGGATGGTAAGCGATGGCGGTGGAAGTTAAGAAACTGCGAGAAATGTATAAGGGCGTCTTTAGCGATCACGCTGGCGAACAGGTACTACGAGATCTTGAGGCACGCTGTAACTGGCGTGCTTCAAGCTATGTGGCGGGAGATGCAAATGCCACAGCGTTTGAGGAAGGAAAACGTGCAGTAATCCTTCATATTTACAACATGATGAGTGAGGACTAAATGTCAGAACAAGTGGCTGAACAGGTAGCCCAGTCTGATGCTGCGCCGATTGAAACACCGGCAGAAGTAGCACAGGGCGGGTCTGGTAACGACTTCTTGACCATGATACCGGAGGACATCCGCGAACACCCTAGCTTTGGGCCTATCAAGGATGTGGAAAACCTAGCGCGTTCATACGTCAATGCGCAAAGACTAATCGGCTCAGAGAAGATCCCGCTGCCGATTAATCCTACAGATGACGATCTTGATAACATCTATGGCCGTCTTGGTCGCCCAGAGGCACCAGAAGGCTACGAGATCAAAGCAGATGGCAACGTAATTACAGAAGATGTTGCCCACCAATACGCTGATATTGCTCACAAATTACGCCTTACGCCGGATCAGGCGCAGGGTGTGTTGGAGTATTATCGCTCTACCGTGTCCAACTCTGCGGAACAAATGCAGCAAATGGTGGCAGACCAAGCGTCGAACACTGAAGCTGAACTGCGCCGTGAGTGGGGCAACAACTACGATGTTAAGTTAAATGCTGCATCTAGCGCAGCGCGTGAGTTTGCTGGTGGCGAGATCTTGGACATGCAGTTGTCAGACGGCACATTGGTTGGCAATCACCCGGCATTCATCAAGGCTTTCGCAGCTATGGCAGACTTTAAGTCTACCGTGACCAGCGAGGATAGCATTGATGGCGCATCGGCAAACTACAGCATGACACCCAAGCAAGCACAGGCTGAAATCGACGCAATCATGAACGATAAGAGCCATGCGTATTGGGACAGCAAGAACGTGACAGCGCGGCAAAACGCTATCAATCATGTTCAAGAATTAATGAGCATGATCCATGACAGATGAGGAGCGAATTGAACTGCGTTTAGAGTGCCTTAGAATAGCGATTGAGTTTGGCACGCAACGTGATATCATGAATCCAGCCCACATGGCACAGATGTACTATGATTGGGTGGTACAGGGTAGCGGTGAGAGCCGTCCTGATGACAGCCGGAAAGACGGCGGCTTGACGCCAGCCAAAAAGGCTAGGAGTGTCCGCAAGGGTAGCACACCGCAAATCGCCAAAATGTAACTGTAGTTAGGAGGTAGGCCAATGTCTACACAAGTCACTACGGCATTTGTGCAACAGTACTCTGCAAACGTGCAGATGCTTTCACAGCAGATGGGTTCTCGTCTGCGTGATGCGGTTCGCGTTGAGAATGTTGTTGGTAAAAATGCCTTCATCGACCAGATCGGATCGGCTACTGCTGCCCTGCGCACCAGTCGTCATGCCGATACCCCCCAGATGGACACACCCCATGACAGGCGTCGTCTGAGCCTTGCGGACTATGAGTATGCAGATCTCGTGGACGATCAGGACAAGGTGCGTATGCTCATCGATCCGACTTCTTCCTATGCACGCGCTGCTGCCGCAGCAATGGGTCGTGCGATGGATGATGTCATCATCACTGCTGCAACCGGCACCGCCAACACTGGCGAGACTGGTTCTGGTAGCGCAACGCTTGATGCAACAGCAAACTCGGTAGGTTCTTCATCGTCCAACGATGGCCTGACCCTTGCCAAGCTGCGTGAAGCAAAGCGTAAGATGGATCTCAACGATGTTGATCCGTCTATCCCGCGTTACATCGCAGTAGGCCCGAAACAGATTGAGGATCTTCTTGGCGACACAACTGTCACCAGCAGCGACTTCAACACTGTGAAGGCTCTCGTACAAGGTGAACTGGATACCTTCATGGGTTTCCGCTTCGTCATGTCCAACCGTCTGTCCGTGGACTCTAACGATATTCGTAAGTGTTTTGCATGGGCTGAAGATGGTCTGACCCTTGGTGTTGGTAAAGACATCAGCGCACGCATTGATGAGCGTGCCGATAAGGGTTATGCAACTCAGGTCTACTACTGCATGAGCATCGGAGCGGTGCGCATGGAAGAAGACAAAGTTGTTCAGATCTTCTGTGACGAAACCCCTGACTAAGAGGAGAGATAGGTTATGACTACTAAAAACTCAGACCTCATTGCCAATCTTGAGGCTCTCCCGCAGGTCGCTAACAATGCACAAGAGTTGGGCGGCGTTGTCCGTGTGGCTCAAGGCAATGTTGCTCTTGCCGCTGGCGACAGCACTGACGATGACATCGTTATGCTGGCACCAGTGCCAACCCATGCAACTCTGATGTCCGTCCGTGTAGGTTCTGATGCCCTTGGTGGCTCTTGCACCTACAATGTCGGTTTCTACACCGACGCAGGTGCGGTTGTTGATGAGGATGCTTTGGCTACATCTGTAGCTGATGGGGCTGGCCTTGCGGAATTACGCTACGAAGCGGCTGACCTTAACACTACAGGACAGCAGGTATGGGAACTTGCCGGTCAGTCTTCTGATCCGGGCGGCACCTACTACATTGCTGCCACCTTCAATGCTACAGGTGGTACCGGTGGTGATATGGCGTTCATCGTTGAGTACGTCGTGAACTAACATTGAGGGGGCGGTTCGCCGCCCCTTCTTTCCATTAAGAGGTGTGCGATGCCGTCTGTCGTTGATATTTGTAACGAAGCCATGGATCTGCTGGGTGCAGCGACCATTACATCACTCACCGAAAACTCCAAAGAAGCGCGTCTGTGTAACAGGCGCTTTGAAACTGTTAGGGATCATGTGCTGCGTGCGCACCCTTGGAACTGTGCAATCACACGCAAAGAACTAGCAAAAGACAGTGATGCCCCCGCCTTTGGGTTTAATCATCAGTTTACTCTGCCCACAGATCCATACTGTCTGCGGGTTCTGTCATTTTGGAACACAAATGTTAATAACGAGTTGGCTGCATATGACAGCAACGTTATGTTCAAGGTTGAAGGTCGCAAGGTTCTTAGTAACGAAAGCACCTGTAAGATTACATACGTTGCACGCATCACAGACACAGAGCAGTTTGATACACTGCTTTCAAGCGCCATAGCGCATCGTCTTGCGGGAGAGACTGCATATGCTATCACTGGCAGCAACAACCTCTCACAAGGCATTCTAGGGCTGTATGA